ACACGTATTGCAACAAATTATTTTAGTAATTCAGATTTACAAGTACAGATGTATCAAGGTGCAGACCAATACATCACATTTGGTTTCGTCCCATTCATTGTTGAATTAGACGAAGATGCAGGGCTACCACGTATCCGAATAGAAAGTCCGATTGGGGCTTACCCAGAGTTTGACCGCTACGGACGTTGTATTGCCTTTGCAAAGAAATACTCACTTACACTTGCGGAACTGGTTTCACAGTATCCTGAGTTTGAGATTCAACTACTAGGGCCTGACCGTTATGAGCAGAACCTAGATGCACGTATTGACCTTATTCGTTATTACGATAAAGACCAATCAACTATTTTTATTCCATCAAGAAATAATTTAGTTTTATCTCAAGCAAAAAATCCACTTGGTAAAATGCAAGTGGTTATAGCAAAGCGTCCGTCAGTAGATGGTGAGATGCGTGGTCAATTTGATGACGTACTAGGTATCCAACTGCTTCGTAATAGATTCGCATTACTTGCGATGGAAGCAGCAGAGAAATCTGTACAGGCACCAATCGTTGTACCAGGCGATGTTCAAGAACTACAGTTAGGTGGAGATGCGATTATTCGCACCAACTCCCCTGCTGGAGTACGACGTGTAGATTTAAATATCCCACCAGGTGCGTTCACTGAGCAACAAGTATTGCTTAATGAGTTGCGTACTGGAACACGTTATCCAGAGTCAAGAACTGGAAACATAGATGCATCAATAATCACGGGACAAGGCGTTCAAGCGCTTATGGGTGGTTTTGATACACAGGTTAAATCAGCACAAGCAATCTTTGCTTCTGCACTTAAAGATGTTATCTCCGTTTGTTTTGAGATGGATGAAAAACTATTTAACTTTGTAAAAACAATTCGTGGCGTAGATGCTGGTTCACCTTACTCACTTGAGTACACACCATCAAAAGATATTAAGAGTGACTATACAGCCGATGTACGTTATGGAATGCTTGCTGGTCTTAACCCAGCGCAGGGACTTATCTTTATGCTACAAGCCCTTGGTGGTAAATTAATTTCTAAAGATATGGCTATGCGTGAATTACCATTTGGTATTAACGTAACCCAAGAACAAGAGAAGATTGAAATAGAAGATATGCGAACTGCATTAATTGGAGCAATGCAGGCGTATTCTCAAGCAATACCTCAGATGGCAGTGCAAGGACAAGACCCAACAAATATTGTTAAAAAAATAGCAGAGGTTATTAAAGCCCGTCAAAAAGGTGTAACCCTTGAGGATGCAATAGAAGATATCTTTGCACCAGAATTACCTCCTGCTGGTGCCGAACAAATGGTTGAGCAAACGTCCCCTGCTCCCGAACAGGCTCCAGCAGAAGGTGCTATTCCGCAACCACCACAAGGTGAACAAGCAGGAGCGCCAGATATTCAAAGTTTACTTTCTAGTTTAAGTTCAAGTGGTAGAGGGACTGCAAGTGCTAGGCGAGTAATTAGAAGATAGTTTAGAAGGGGACCATGACAGTAATAGTCGGCATACAAGGTAATGGCTGGGCTGTCTTAGCAGCAGATTCAATGACTACATATACCGAAAGACCTTATGTAGCAAAAGGTTATGACAAGATAGTTAAAGTTGGTGAGTATTTAATTGCAGTAGCAGGTGATGCTATAGCAGGAGATATTCTTAATAACCTATGGCAACCTCCTAAAGTAATTAAGACGCAAGACCCAGACCGTTTTATGATGATAAGAGTTTTACCATCTATGAAACAAACATTAGCAGATGCAGGTTATGAACCAGCACCTAAAACCAAAAGCGATGATGATACTGGTTGGGATGCATTAGTTTGTTTTAATGGAAAGTTATATCAAGTTACCGATGACTTTGGATATATGCGAGATGATAAAAGTTTATATGGAATTGGTTCTGGTGGAGGATTAGCCCTTGGGGCATTAGCATCAATGGAACTTGAAACAAAGACACACGCAAAAGCATCAAGTGCTGCTAAAAAAGCAGTAAACATTGCAATTCAATATAATATTTGGTGCGGTGGACCTGTTCATATAAAAACACAATTTACTAAGTAGGAGGAAAGATGGAGCAAGGTGGATATAGAAAGCCGAATAACCCAGCCCCAGTATCAGGCCCTGGCGCTCTTAGTCAACGTACTGACGGGGGTCCAACACAAGGTGCAACCTACATCTCAGGATTACCACAAGGAGAAGGACGAGCAACTTACGACCAACAAGTAGCAGCGCCTATGATGGGTGCAGTAACAATGGAAGATATTGAAGGACCACAGGTTACTACTGATTTATCTGCACCAACAGAATTTCCTAATGAACCAATACATCATGGTGCATCATGGGGTGATAGCCCAACTATTAATCCTAATTCTATTGGTGGAATTGGTGCAACTAATCCAACAAATGTAATTTTTAGAATGATGAATACCGACCCATCTGGAAAATTAGAAGCATTATATAACAGATTGAATATGTCTTAATGTCGTTTACCTCTCCATTGCCTCCATTATCGGACAATCCATTTAACCCTACACTTGCGTCTGCTGACCCATTAATGTACGCAGCAACTGGGGCTGGTTCATGGACACAAGAAGAAGGCGTTGTAGTTACTAATTTATTAAGTTACTTGTCATTAGATAATGATTTAGTAAAAAATAAAGATATAGGAAAAGCAAGAAAACAATTTAATTCTTTAGACAAAGATACAAAAGAATTTTTAAAATTTTTAAATCCAGAAGCAGACTACCAACAACAACCTAAAAGTATTTTTAGAAAAATTGCTGAACCAATAGTTGGTCAAGCAACCGAACCGTTTAGGTCTGCATTAGATACTCTTGAACAATGGGGCAAGGGTATAAAGTCTGTTTATAAATTAGGTGTTGCTGCAGATGAATCTCTTACTAAAATTATTACACAGGGTGTACCAACAGTTGATGCAAAAACTGGACAACCTTTATCAACAGCAGAAGGTTTTAAAAAAGCATTAACTAATAAGTCTTGGTCTGATATATATGAAGGTAAAAATTCATGGCGTGAATCAAGCGTTAAAGAACTTGAAAATAAATATGGATATGCTGCATCTTATTTAGCAAGAAAAATAATTGATGGTGTAAAACCAAGTGATATTTTAAGAGAGTATGGTGAGATTGACGCACCACTAACTAAAGCATTTCAAGATTTTGCATCCCAAAGTGATAGTTGGAAAAAACTTATGGCAGAACATAAGGGCCAGCAAATTAACCCAGGTAATGATATAACTAATTTTTTAAACAAAACACTTCCACCTAAAGATTTAGGTACAGTTGGCGATGTTATTAAAAATACTGTTGGTATAATTCCATTTGTTCCAGTACCAGTTGCAGAACAAGATACTTGGGCAGTTAGAAACCTTAATCCATTTACTGTAAAAGATAATGAATGGGCATCACCATCTGGACAAATTAACGTTGCTTATACTATAGTTAGTGACCCGCTTACTTGGCTTACTGGTGGTTCAACTAAATCATTAATGGCTGGACAACAATTAGCACAACAAATTTATAGCGGTAGAACAGTTAATAGAGTTGCTGAATTATTTAAAAATCCACAATTTAATACAAAACTTTCTAAAGTTTCAGATGATATTAATGAACTTAGGGCTGCAACAGAAGCAAATGATTTTGCTCAAGCGGGAGTTATTAGAACTCGTATAGCCACATTACATCCTGAGTATGACAATGATGGATTAATTAATCATTTAATAACTACTAAAGTTTTAGATGATAATTTAAATGAGGTTTCAATTACTGACCTTAATACAATGCAAAAGTTTTTTGAACGTGGAGAAAATGTATCATATCTTACTGATTTAAAAATTAATGGCATAATTCAACAAAGAGCACATAACATTGCTTTAGAGCGTAGGACAAGAGCCTTTACCGATAAAGGAAAAATATTATTTGATGAGTTATTAAATGGTGTTGATAGTGCTGTTTTGGCAGGAAAAAAACCTATACCAAAAGAAGCAACTAAAACTTTAGAAGCATGGGAAAATTTTGTTCTTAAAGATATTGATTTAACTAAAACCGTTCAACCTACTGATGATGTTATTAAAACATTAACTTTAGAAAAAAATAAACTTACTAAATCATATAATAAATTATTTGCAAAAATGCCTGCAAATACTACAATCTATCATCAAGATGAATTTGTATATAAATCAGCAGATACTTTTAGACAACTAGCAAGATTTTTAATTGGCGATAAATTAGTTGCTAACATGGTTACTCAAAGATTTTTATCTAGAAGTCCAGAAGAAAGATTACATACTCTTAAAGTAATGCATAATATGTATCTTGATAAAATTGGTTTGGCTTCTACACCAGATGGTTTAACTGCAAAGCGTGCATATTTAGAAGGAATTTTTGGTTCAGAGTTTGGTTTAAGACCAGTTATAAATATGACTATTCCTAAACATATGGATAATTCTAATTTAGGTTCTGTTGATGTTGGACAAACTTTAGCCCCTGCTGCTAGCCAAATTTTCCATACAACACCAGGAATATCTATGATTCCATTTGATGATGTTCTTAAGCAAACTTATGATTTAGATGGTCTTCGTGGTGGAATCCTTAGACAAATAGCAGCATTTCCAACTTACAATTCTGGAATGCGTGCCATCCAAACTGGTTGGACTGGACTAGTACTGATTCCTAAAGTTGCAGCAAAAAATGCTTTTGATAATTTTACTATTGGAGTTTTGGTAACTGGACCAGATGAACTAATAAGTTTATTTAGTGGTAAAGGTAAAGATTTAAGCAAAACATTACAGGCATATACTGCCAATAAACAAACACAAGGAATGCTTAAGGGTAGATTTCTTAGTTTAATTAAAAAAAATCCAGCAGAATCTATTAGTTCTGCTGAAAGAAAAAGACTTCGTGGGTTTCAAGATGTAGAAAGAATAATTGAATTACCAAGTGGCACAAAAGTAAAGATTAAAACAACACTTCCATTAGCACAAGTATTTGAAGGTTCAGTTAAAGAAAGAATTGCTGCTGTTGCAATTGCAAAATATGGTAATTTAAGTCCTCAAGAGTCTAAATGGTTTACTACTTTCCTTGCAAATAATTCTCATTCAGTAGAAGGCATTACACAATCTTCAGTTGCTGCAACATTTGCTAACCAAATAGTTGATGGTGGTATGGCTGATGAAGTTTTTGGTAAATCTTCTTGGGCATTAGCCCTTGAAGAGGCTGGTAGAAAACAAACTGGCAAGTATGTCATAGATTCACATAATCTTATTAGCGATAGCAATAGAGTATTAGCCCATATGGCTACATTTCGTCAACATATTGCCTTTAATAAAAAAGGAAACATAGATTTTGGTACAGCATTTATTGAAAACAATGGTTTAAAAACAGCCGATGATGTTGAAAATTATGTTACCCAACTTATGGGCAAAGTTGGTTGGGTTAAAAATTCAGCAGGTAAATATGTTGCTAGTGGACAAGGTATTAAAAAAGGTAAAGATGGTAAAGTAATTGTTGATAACAAAAAATCTTTACAAAAAATTAAAGACTTTAATGGTTTGTTTCTTAAATCTTCTACCTTTAAACAAGAAGGCAAAACAGACGCAGAAATAACTGAAAGTATTATTCGTGGAAGTACAGTCGAATTATACAATGTATTTCATGGTAGTGGTAATAAATTTAATCAAGATTTATTAGATTTAATAAAAGAAAAAATAAAAATTGTTCAACAAGTTTTAGGTAAAGATGTTCGAGGTGAATCAGATTTACAAAAAGCATTACGTTTAAGTAATCTTAAAGAACAATCTACTGTTACTTATCAGGTAGATAATTTAACTGTTGATGAGTTTAGACAAGTTACTAAAGACTTTCCAATTGAAGGTACAATAAAAACAGATATTGATTTTCAAGAATTAGGAATTAAACCAGATTCATTATTTAAAAAATTTGGTACTATTCCATGGCAAATTATGGACCAGCAAATGGTTGACCTTTACAGTTCTGATATTTATCTTATTAAAGTTTTGCAAAATCGTAAACTTACTGTAAATGCTGAAAATCAAATGGTTGGCGATATTATTCAAGATGCTATAAAAGCCAATGAAGGCAAGCCAATTGATTTAGATGCAATTACTGTTCAAGCAGAATTACAGGCTGATTCTTATTTTAATAATTTAGCACAAGCAAATGCTCAAAATGAAGTATTACAATACATAGATAATCCTGCAATTAAAAATCAACTTGATTTTAATACCAGAGTAGTTGGTAGATTTATTCGTGCTACTAATGATTACAGTAGACGCATGGTTCGCTATATAAGTCAAAACCCAGACAAGGTTGCTTATAGAGGTGGCATGTATGTTCATGCTTCAAATGGTAGTGGGATAGTTTATGAAGACCAAGATGGTAATCAATACATTCTTATTCCTAATGATGGAGTTTTTTGGAGAACCGTTGCGCCAGTAATGGCATCTCTTGCTAATCCATTAAAGGCAGCAGGTGGAGTATATAGAGGATTAGCAGAAGATGACTGGAGTTTCTTTAAACAACCAGAATGGAATCAATATACCGCTAAGATTTCTTTCTTAAACCCATCTTATTCTGAAGGTGCTGGTGTTTGGTCTTTAGTTGGCCCTACTATGGCTATACCAACATTAGCAACAAAGGCTTTATTAACTTCAGTAGGACAATCTCTTGATGTTAAACAAGTAGTTCAGTTTGCTGAAAATATAGATAACTGGGTACTTGGCCCAAGTAGTGATAATACAAATTGGGTAAGGGCTTTAGTTCCAGGAAGTTTAATGAATGCTTGGGCACAAATACCAGGTGGACAAAAAACTGGTAAAGAAGCAAATATAATTATGCAAGCAGCAGCAGCATTACAATCTAATCCAGCAACTAGGGTAAGTGGTGCAGACCTTCAAGACCCAGTTAAAATGGATTTATTTTATAAAAGATTAAGAACTGCTGCACATAATATTGTGGCAATACAGGCTAGTGTTAATACTTTATTTCCAGTACCAATAGGAACTACACAACCAGGTATTCCAAGTGATTTAAGAAAACAAGGTATAGTTTCTCTTAACCAATATTGGGGAGAAATTATTCGTGGTGTTACTATCAATAATTCTGAAAATGGATTTTATTTACATGACCCGATAGCCCTTGCTACTGCAATGTATATTGGAGAAAATCCAGATAGACTTGTTTACACTGTCTCTAAGTCTAGTAGAGCAGCCAAGGTTGCTATTAATTATACTAAAGAAACAAAAAATTGGGCAATAGGTAATAAGAAATTATTAGAAAGATACCCAACAGTAGGTTGGGTATTTGCTCCACACGTTGGAGAGTACGACCCAAATGTAATGTACTTCTTAGAGGCTAGTGATTTAATTGGTCCAAAAGAAAATCCTTTTGATTTCCAAGGGCAAGGATTAAGAGATTATATTATTGGTGTTACTGCTGCTAAAGATAGATATAACTACTATCAGATAGATAAAGATGTTAATAAGTTATTTACTGACCCAAATAATCCTGATAGAAATAGGGCTACATATCGTAGAGAGATATTAGCCAATGCCGATGCACAGAAAAAAGTACTACTAAGCGGTAACTGGGCATTAAAAGAAGTACTAGTTCAAAAAGCATTTGAACAAAGACAAAGTCAACTTACTAAATTTAGTGCTTTAGAATCAATGGTTCGTGATAAAGATTTTATT